CCATCAACTATTTTTAATACTTCCTTTACTCTGTAAATATAAGGATCTTTATCCATTAGAAGGGCATCTTAAATTCCTTAATATTTAGTTTAGGAATGGGTAGTTTTTCCAATGCTTTTGACACTTGCTTCTCTACCACAGCACCCACAAACTCTTCTGGGTTATCTAAAATCTTCTGTGCTTTTTGGTAAGTTGTGTAGGCACCATAGCATAGTGCTCCACTAATACTCAAACTTAAGATTGATAACCCTAATGCTAATTGTTTCATCTTAAATTTATAAGTTTGTAGAATTATTTATTTTTTGGAAAAACTGTACCATTTCCAGTCATCAAGTATCCATTAGGAGATGGCCCAATTATATCGGCACATATTTTTCCATAAAGACTTTCTGGGTGAAAGAACCCACCAGACTTAATAAACTCCAGACACTTGAGTGCTCTTACAAGTTCAAAATCAAGACGTGCTTTTGAGGTTTCTGCACTTTGTCTTGCAATTTCTATACGAACCCTGTCTTTACATAACTCTTGTAGAGATCCATCAAGAGGAAAGTTAAATCCCATTGATAATCCACCATTGGCACTATGAGTTTGAAATGCTGCTGGATCTCTACTTCCATTCATATTCCCCAAAATAAAAGGTGATAATGAGAACGTAGGACCCTGACAAGAAACTCCACCACCATAAGTATTAGTTGAGTATGGACCTTGTAGAACCTGTACTGCCTGATTCACCACACTCCCACTCGCAGAAGCACTTGGTCCTGCTATGTTTGTATTAGAGGGTGCTTGCTGTGCTTTACCTGATGCAGTTAATAAAGAAATTATTACTGCGTAAATACAGATATTGAGGTTGTTGAAGATTTTTGATCCGTAGTTCTGTCTATCCATGTTTCCTTCGCAATTCCAGGTCCTAGATATGTCTCACTAAATTGGAACGGAGCACCTTGATTCATAATAGTATAGCTTGTTCCTTGTTTAGGAGTTCCAGGAATGTTAATATTGGTTCCAGTTACAGTATAAGATGTGCCAGTTGTATATTCAACTTGGCGAATAACTTCTACGATTTTTGTTTGAGTGTCTGTAGTTGAATTGATTGTTCCTCTTGTGAAATTAGGAACTACACTTTCAGCATAAGCAGGAGTACAAATGACTCCCACTGCTAAAAGCAGAATGGGAGTTAAGTGTTTCATTTGAATACGCTTAATTCAATAGTACGTTGTGCTGTTGCCGAAGTTCCAGCACCACCAGCAGTAATAGTAGAAATACCAGTAGGCGATAATGTACCAGCAAGAGTACCTTTGTCTCCTGCTGCCTGTGTGGTATTTTTACCATACAAGGTAGGTGTTCCAATAACACCAGCAGCAACAGATTGTGTTGATGTGGTACTATCACCAACCGTTAGTGCTTCAGAAAAGGTAAATGCTTGCCCGTTGGTATTGATAGCATAAGAACCAGAAGACATTGTTGCAGCTGCACTTGATGTACCGCCAGTCAATCCCCCCAGGGTTGTAACATTTACATTAGTTCCTGATGCCGAGTAGGAGCTTCCAATTTTTTCTGTTTGTATCGCAGCACCCTGTACGTTTAGTTGTATAGAATCAGTAATCTTTGATGTAATTTCACCCGCAAAAATAGGACTAGTAAGGAATAACGAAAAAACTAATAGAAGTTTCTTCATTTTCTTTGTTTATGAACTATGAATATTTATAATTTTAATCATTTTATTTCTTCCTCAATAATCCAGTCCTTAAGTTCTGAAACATATTCTCTTAGTATCTGTGCCTTATCTTCATGCCACCTGTCACCAGTCTCAAGGTATAATTTTGTATGATTATCAACTGCCTTTAGAATTCTGTGTATAGATCCATTCCAGGGTTCTCTGGTAGGATTATTCCATTCCCTAGACATTGATGGGGAGCAATTTTAAGTATTTAGAAAAAATAAAAAATTAGTATTTATACTGATTGACATTTTATTAAGAATATATTATAATATATACAGGAACATAAACTTGTGGTATGGAAGATTTTAATTTTAAAGTGTGTGCTAAATGTGGTGCCACTTGGATTAATAACCAGCACTATTGGTCAGGCACGGGTAAGGTAGGAGATCCACACGATCTTGCTGGTTTAGTATGTAATAGAGTAGATGCTCCAGAATGTATCAATCCTTGTAAAGGATCAACAAGTGGAGATACTTGGGAAAAAAGATTAGGAATACTCGATAAATTGATGAAAAAAATTGATGAGTAATTATACCGATTGACATCTGGTTAAGATTCTGTTATACTAAATAAGTCAGGAAATGAAGATAAAACTTTACGATTCCTAACATTCCCGTTAACCAAGACCTATGGGAATTTAAATACGTCTTTTACCTACACTGGAGGGTGGTGTAGGAATAATGTCACCAGTTCGTTCCCCCGAACTCATATTTACTACCCTTTTAATTCAAATGACTGCTACAATTGCCTTACAAAGACAAACAAATCCCTGGTCACAATTCTGTGAATGGGTAACCTCAACTGACAACCGTTTATATGTTGGTTGGTTTGGTGTATTAATGATTCCTACACTGCTTGCTGCTACTGTATGTTTCATTGTTGCCTTCATCGGTGCTCCTCCTGTGGACATTGATGGTATTCGTGAACCTGTCGCTGGATCTTTACTCTATGGAAACAACATCATCTCAGGAGCAGTTGTCCCCTCCTCAAACGCAATCGGACTACATTTCTATCCAATTTGGGAAGCTGCTTCCCTTGATGAATGGCTCTACAATGGCGGGCCGTTCCAACTCGTCGTGTTCCACTTCCTCATTGGCATCTATGCTTACATGGGACGAGAATGGGAACTTAGCTATAGACTAGGTATGCGCCCTTGGATCTGTATTGCTTACAGCGCACCAGTTGCAGCTGCATCAGCAGTATTCTTGGTATATCCTTTCGGTCAAGGTTCTTTCTCTGATGCGATGCCTTTGGGTATCTCAGGCACATTTAACTATATGCTTGTATTCCAGGCAGAACATAACATCTTAATGCACCCCTTCCATATGCTTGGAGTTGCTGGTGTATTCGGTGGTTCATTGTTCTCTGCGATGCATGGTTCTTTGGTAACCTCATCATTGGTTCGTGAAACCACAGAAACCGAAAGTCAAAACTACGGATATAAGTTTGGTCAAGAAGAAGAGACTTATAATATTGTTGCTGCACACGGATACTTTGGAAGACTTATTTTCCAATATGCTTCGTTCAACAACTCACGTTCACTTCACTTCTTCCTTGCTGCCTGGCCTGTTGTAGGGATTTGGTTCACTGCTCTTGGTGTATCCACGATGGCATTCAACCTCAATGGATTTAATTTCAACCAGTCCATTGTTGATAGTCAGAACCGAGTAATTCCTACTTGGGCGGACATTTTAAATCGTGCTGGTCTCGGCCTTGAAGTAATGCACGAAAGAAATGCACATAATTTTCCTTTGGATCTTGCTGCTGCAGAGTTAACTCCCGTTGCTCTTACTGCACCTTCAATCGGTTAATCATTACTCATAACATGAGTCATACTACCCCTATTCGGGGTAGTTTTTTTATGCAGATAAATATTCATAGATGCTTTCCTAAATGGATCTCTATAATTCTTCTTCGGACTACTTGTTTAATCTACAAGCAACAAGTTCAGCAGATGCAAAGAGAATGTGGAGGCAAAATATAAAAGATGCTTGGGACAATGAATGTGCTTACTGTGGGTCAGATAAAAACATAACATTAGACCACATCATTCCCCAATCAAAGGGTGGTGCAGACAATACTAAAAATGTACTTTGTTGTTGCAGATCTTGTAATAATTCAAAGTCACATACCGATTGGGAAAATTGGTATCGCAATCAAGATTTTTTTACAGAAGAAAGATATGATGCTATATTGAACTGGATGGCACCTAAAATTAATTCAGACCTACACACCTACGGCTCACGAAGAAATAATGCTTCATAGGGGTGTTGACACCACTAGTAAAAACTGGTATAGTAAAGAAGTCGTAAACTCGTATTTTTATATGAACAAAGGTTTTAATCCAAGCCCAAAGAAAACTCCCTCTATCAAAAATGTTGCTATGGTACTTCAGAGGAAGACCAGAGAACTCAAAAGAATTATGAAGCATCCTTTGGTAGTAGCAGCACAGTTGGATCGTTCCGCAACTTTAGAGCTTGACACCAGTGACGTTGATGTTGTAGGATAAATAGGAAACCAACACAGAGGTACGCCACTATGGATCGGACTTTTTTGATCAAACAAATTCAATTCATTTTATTTGATGAGTATGATGAAAATCCTGCAACGTTGAATGCAAGATACTATAGTGGTTATTATAACCAAATGCCAGATACAGAACTTCTAAATTATTATAATGAGTTAAAGAATGTCAGTAAAAATTTACAGTATCAATAATTGTCAGTATTGTGATACTCTTAAACAAATCTTAACTGCATCTTTAATTCCTTATGAAGAAGTTAAAGTTATTCGTATGGGCGAAGAAGGTGAAGGAATTGCTTTTAGTAAGTACCTTGAATTGGAACCAGACATTCCATTAATTCAACGGTGTACTTTCCCTCAAGTTTATATTGATGGGGAGTATACTGGAGATATCAAATCCACATTGAAGTACATACAGGATGCAAATAAATAAAGGTGTACAAGCAATGACACGAGGAAGGAAATCTTATGATCCCGATTTTAAAATTTCCTCCGAAAGAGTTTTAAAGTTAGGTCAAAAAGAAATCCGTTATCACTTCAGTTTTTGGTTCAGGATAACAAACCCACCAGGAGAAACAAAATGATTTCTTTAACGCTCTTTTTCTCGGCATTTCTAATAGTAATGTTTGGAATTTTGGGATTTATATTTGGTTGGTTTGGTAGAGAATATTTCGAAACTTCTACTACTAAAAATAGACTTTCTGATCATCCAGAAATGTTTGATGACAATGGAAATCCAATTAATTCTGAATTATATTCAGTGAGATTTATGCTTGATGAAGACGAAGGGGAGGAGGCTTGAATGATTCTTGTTGATATGAACCAAATTATGATTTCAAATCTGATGGCACAAATTAAGTCATCAGGTGAGTTGAACGAAAACTTTATGAGACATATGGTACTTAGTAGTATCCGTAGTTATGAAAAAAAGTTTTCATTAAAATATGGTGAATTGGTTCTTTGTTATGATTCTCGTAAGTATTGGCGTAGGGAAATATTCCCTTACTACAAACAGAATCGTAAGAAAGATCGTGAAAAATCTGGTCTGGATTGGAATAAAATTTTCGAATGTCTCAACGCTATTCGTGATGAGATCAAAGAACTATTTCCTTATAAAGTTGTTGAAGTGGAAGGTGCTGAAGCAGATGATGTAATCTCTGTGATGTGTAAATTCCATCATCAAAGTGGAAACACTTCTTCAGTTTTAATTCTTTCTGGTGATAAAGATTTTATACAACTTCAAAAGTATCCTTTTGTTGATCAGTACAATCCAGTATTAAAAAAGTCTATTAAATTCAGTCGTACAGAAGTTAAGGAATTTATCAACGAACACGTTATTAAAGGTGATCGTTCTGATGGCATTCCTAATTATCTTTCCCCTGATGATACCTTTGTAACAGGTAAACGCCAGCGTTCTTTGAGTAAAAAAACTATTGAATTGTTTATTGCTAATGATCCAGCAAATATTTGTAATGATCAGGAACTTAAAAATTATAATAGGAATAAAACTCTAATTGATTTTGATTACATCCCAGAATATATTCAAACTAATATCATCAGTTATTATGAGAGCCTAAATAAAGTCAGAAAATCTGTGCCACTTGAGTACTTTCGTAAACATCAACTGAATGACCTGATGGCAGAATTTTGTTTCACAAATAGTAATTTACCTTGGATAAAAAAATGAAATTGTTAATCTCTGAAGTACTACAAAAAGTTAGTAACGCTAAAACTAAAGTAGAAAAAATTGAACTTCTACATCAATATAATACAGATACTTTACGCTCAATTCTTATCTGGAATTTTGATGAGAGTGTCGTGACATTAGTTCCAGATGGCGAAGTTCCTTATAGACCAAATGAAGCACCAGCAGGAACTGAACACACAAATCTTGAACATGAATCTCGTTTGTTCCATCATTTTATTAAGGGTGGTAATGATACGTTGAATCAAGTTCGTAGAGAACAAATGTTCATTCAACTTCTTGAGGGTCTTCATAAAGATGACGCACAAGTACTTTGTATGGCAAAGGATAAACAACTTGGTAAACGTTATAAGATTACTAAGAACGTTGTTGCTGAAGCATTTCCCCAAATTGTTTGGGGGGGACGCTCTTGACTCTGAAATTCATTCATGAAAATTGCGATTTACAATTAGCACAAAACAGGAAACTGCCTTACACAGCATACATTGTCACTTATAAAGTGGATGATAAACTACAATATGATATTGTAATTGCTGGGAAAAAAGTTGATATTTTTGATCACTATTGGGATAAGTATCGTGAAGCATTTATATCGTTAAAACAAACTGAAGGTAGAGCTAATCCTAGACTCTATGGAGCAGAACCAAACCCAGAAAAAAAGAAAAAGTAATCTGGGGGGTTGACACCCCTCTTTTTTATTGCTAGAATAACTCTGTACCAGTTTAAAATAAATGAATCCTATTGTTAAATTGATTGCCGTTACTCAGGGTGCTGGGGAACTTGCAGGCAAATCAGCACAAGAAGTGATTACTTATAATGCCCGTGTAAGTAATCCCAGTAACCAACTTCAGTTCGAAACTGCTGCTGGTCTACTGAAGTATTGTATCAAGCACCAGCACTGGTCAATCTTTGAGCAAGCAGATATGACTCTGGAAATTAATACGACCAGAGGAATTGCTGCTCAAGTTCTTAGACACAGGAGTTTTACATTTCAGGAATTTTCTCAACGGTATGCTGATGCTAATCTTTTGGCAGCAGACATTCCCATCCCAGAACTTCGTAGACAAGATTTAAAGAATCGTCAGAACTCTACTGATGACCTTGATCCTATTACACAAATCTACCTACAATCTCAAATTGAAGAGCACTTTATCGCCGCCAACGATCTTTACAAGCGCCTTCTAGAGGCAGGTGTGGCAAAGGAATGTGCAAGGTTTATCCTACCCCTCTCTACGCCCACTAGGATCTATATGAAAGGTTCTGTGAGGTCTTGGATACATTATATTAATCTGAGGTCTTCTAATGGCACACAGAAGGAGCACAGAGACATTGCAGAAGCAGCACGTTGCGTTTTCATTTCCCAGTTCCCTGATATTGCTAAGGCACTAGAATGGGAACGTAAAGATTGCCCAGAATCTTTATACCAATCTAATATTACTTTGGAGTAAAATTATGCCTACTTATAACGTTATTAACACCAGTACTGGTGAGAAAAAAGAAATGTACATTTCAATGAAGGAGTATGAGCAATGGAAGCAAGATAATCCTGATTGGGATAAGGATTGGATGGCAGGTGTTGGGGGAACTATATATGGAGAGCCCAAACAATCGGATGGGTTCAAAGAAGTGATGCAGAAAGTAAAAGCTGCACACCCTAACGCAGTAAACATTTCCCAGTATACCTAATATGCCAAGAGCAAGAAAAAATGCTAATCCAGTTCCTTTTGGAATAGGCAACAAACAAATGCAGCGTAAGAAACCAATCAATTTAGATTATTTGAATGAGATTGAACCTCTTACAGAAAATCAAGAAAAAATGTTTAATAGTTATAATCTTGATCAAAATCTATTTGCATATGGTGCTGCTGGTACGGGTAAAACATTTGTTGCACTTTATCTTGCACTTAAAGATGTTCTCAATGAGAGAACTCCATATGAAAAGATCTATATCGTTCGTTCATTGGTAGCAACTCGTGAGATTGGTTTCCTTCCAGGAGATCATGAAGACAAGTCTTCCCTTTATCAAATTCCTTATAAGAATATGGTAAAGTATATGTTCAAGATGCCTGATGAGAATTCATTTGAAATGCTCTACGGCAATCTTAAAAATCAGGGAACTATTAGTTTCTGGAGCACATCATTCATTCGTGGCACTACATTTGATAATGCCATCCTCTTGATTGATGAATGTCAAAACCTCAACTTCCACGAACTTGATTCAATCATCACCCGTGTTGGTGAGAATACTAGAATTATATTCTGTGGTGATGTTGTTCAATCTGATTTGGTTAAGGAAAATGAACGTAATGGCATCGTTAATTTTCTTCGCATCATTCAGGATATGAAAGAGTTTAGTTGTGTTGAGTTTGGTGTTGATGATATTGTACGTTCTGGTCTAGTCAAATCCTATCTTGTAAGTAAATTAAATCTTGGTCTCTAATTATGTTTGAACACATTGGTAATTCGCTTGTTGAACTTTCTACTCCTGTTTATGTAAATGGAGTACGATACTATCCCGTACCTAACGGGAAGAAGTATCCCTCCATTACATCAGTCACTACTCATAGAAGCAAAGAAAACTTTGCATCGTGGCGTAAGAAGGTTGGTGATGTTGAAGCAGATCGCATCTGTAAGATTGGCACAACTCGTGGTGAACAGTTCCATAAGTATGCTGAAGACTACCTAAACAACCTTCAGGTAGCTTCAAGGCATCTTGACGAAAGTATTTCTGAGGCTTGGCAGATGTTTGAATCTGCTAAACCATACCTCGATAAGATAAATAATATTCACGCACTGGAAGCACCACTGTATAGTGACTATCTTGGCATTGCGGGACGAGTTGATTGTATTGCAGAGTATAATGATGAACTCGCAATCATTGATTTTAAGACATCGGCAAAACAAAAACCTGAGAAATGGATTGAAGGATATTTTGTCCAGTGTATTGCATATGCTTATATGTACTACGAACTTACTGGTCTTGAAGTGGATAAAATTGTCATCATCCAAGCCTGTGGCGATGGGGAGGTGCAAATTTTCGAAAAGTATGATAAAATGAATTACATTCAACTATTGAGGGATTACGTCCATGACTTTGTTAGCTTTCACAACGGAGAAAAATTTGATAATGCCAAAAGATAAGCTTAATGAGGCAATAGAAGAAAAGTTTATGACTGCTGTAAAATTCTCTCTGGAAATTGAGAATCTTATGAAGGATAGTGACGGCAGTATGAATTACATCGAATGTATTATTCATTATTGCAATGAGAATAAGATTGAGGTTGAAACTGTATCTAAATTGCTATCCAAACCTCTCAAAGAAAAGTTGAAGTATGATGCTCAACGATTAAATTATATGAAGAAATCATCTAAAGCACGACTGACTCTATGACTGCTTTTGAATCCTATAAAATGTACGTCGCACTGAAGTTACACTTCACCACCGACAATTATGATTACTTTAAATTCAATGGCAAAACAAAAATTACAGAAGAGAATTTTCAGAAACGGAAGGATCGCTATTTTTTTAAAAAACTCACCAGTAAACACAAAGATAGTGAGATTCTTCCTTATTTCGTCGCTAATTTCGTCAATGATTCTTCTAATTGGATCGGGACTATGATTAGAACTGATGGTGAAGAACACTATCAGGACTGGAAAAAAAGAATTGAAAGTCTACATTATAACTTCTCTGAAGATGTTGACTTTCTACTCTCAGAGGTTGATGAATTCGATCAACTATTCAAACTGAATGGTACTCACCCAGCACTATTTAAGTTTCTATTGGGAAAGAAAATCTCAATGGAAACTTTTGTAATCATTAATCAAATTTTAGATTTCATTCCACGATTTGATGAGATTATTAACGAACAATTAATCTGGAAAGATATGAAAAGAACCGTACTAAAGTATGCTCCATTCATTGATACAGATATTGTTAAATATAAACATACACTTAAAGAAAAAGTAGTAGATCATCAATGTCTTTCTTCGAATCGGAAATTGTAAGGAATGAAGCAAACGAAATTAGTGAACTCCAACAGGAGATCATTAATATAATTCCTAGAATCGCAATTCTTCCTCGTGAAGAACGAATTCAATACTTTGATAAGATGATTAATCTGATTGAACGTCAGAAGATCTTTTATAATCGTCTGAGTTTATCTGATGATCCAAATGCACAAGAACTTAAAGACCAGTTCAGACAGGCAGCAATATTGCTTGGGATGAATGCTCAACATCTTAATATGAATCAGATCTACGATGATTATATTGAATCAATGGCCGACCTGAGGCAGCAAACCCTTGACGGCACAATTTAAATATGCTATGATAGCAGAGTGCCAATATCGCACAAAACAAATCCAACGCACACTACGAGGTAATACGAATGTCTTTTGCTGATCTTAAGAAGCAATCTAAATTTGGTTTTGAAAAACTTTCTCAGGAGATCGAGAAACTTCAAAACCCTGTCAATGGTAACGGAGATGATGACCGTCTCTGGAAACCAAATGTTGATAAATCTGGAAACGGTTATGCAGTGTTCCGTTTTCTGCCCGCTGCCGATGGAGATGATCTTCCTTGGGTGAAGGTCTGGCATCACGGGTTTCAAGGTACTGGTGGTTGGTTGATTGACAACTGCCCCACTACGTTAGGTCAAAAGTGTCCTGTTTGTGAACTTAATAGTGGGTTCTGGAACTCTGGTGTTGAGAGTGATAAAGAAATTGCTCGCAAGCAGAAGCGTAAACTCAATTACTACTCAAACATCTATGTTGTGAGTGATCCTTCTAATCCAGAGAACAACGGTAAAGTCTTCCTGTATAAGTACGGTAAGAAAATCTTTGATAAGGTTCAGGCGGCAATGAAACCTGAATTTGAAGATGAAAGTCCTATCAATGTCTTTGACTTCTGGAAAGGTGCTAACTTCAAACTGAAGATCACTAAAGTTGCTGGTTATTGGAACTATGATAAGTCTGAGTTCACTGATATCTCTGTGCTCGGTGACTTTGATGACAGTCAACTAGAAAAGGTCTGGCGTAGTGAGCATTCTCTTCAGGAGTTTGTTAACCCTTCCACCTTCAAGTCCTATGCTGAACTGCAATCACGTTTGAATGTTGTTCTGGGCAAGGGTAAACCCCGTGTGGATCGTGAGACCCTTGAAGATGAGGATGACTTTGAGATCCCCTCACAAAAAAGTTCTAGTCGCCCCGTGTTCAACTCTGTTGCCAACACAGTGACCCGTGAACCTGCTCTACCTAAGGTTGCTGCTGATGAAGATGATACCCTAAGTTACTTCGCTCGTCTGGCAGAAGAGGATTGATTTCCTGAGGGGAAATTCACTTTTTGTTTCAAAAAAAGGTCCAAAAAAAATTCCCCCTAGATTTTGGTCTGGGGGGTTTTTTCATAAAGTGATATTATTGAATATATTAGAACTATTGAGGGTTCTCTTAGTATTGGTATCTCCTAATAATTCACTAGGTAGATAACCAACTGCAATTTTGAACAATGTGACAAATTGGCTTAAATACGTCGGTTTAAGAACTTGAATGATTGCTTTCTTAGTATTAAGTTCTTGCTCATATTCGTAATATGACACAGATTCTAAAATCTGATTACCAGTAGCAATTTCTTCAGTATTGGTCCTAATGTACCTTAAGGTATAAGAAGAAGTATTTGCTGGATCATAATAAACGATAATACCTGCTGGTTGAACAATTTCACCTCTATAGTTCTTAACTTGTATTGTTTGCCAATGCTTGATTGCTAGAGGATTTTCATATTTCTGGAAAATATGCTTCTCAAAACTTGCAGAGGATAATGGCCAATCATTATAAAGATTGGTAATTCTGTTTGTCAGAAGAAGTACCCAGTCATATCCTGGATCATTATAAAGTAATTCTGCAATATAATCTGGTCTGGCACCATCTTTTATATTAAATTCTGAAAATAGATCGGTAGAATATATGCTGTTGTCAAATGCTAAATTACGAAAGATATTTTTAGCGACTACAAAATCTTGATCAGTAAATCTGTACTTATTTCTGTGCTGAGAAAACTCAACGTTTGGGAGAAGTGAGAAAAACATTTTTAGTAAGCGGTTTTATTGAATGCAACACCATTATTATAATAATCTTCAGCAAATATGGTTTTCACTTCAATCAATCCTAAAGTTATATTTGTAGCAACAACAGTTGCCACTGTTTCATTACCAAAATTGTCCAATACTGTATAATTACCAGTTGGAGTATAATCAATACTCATATTATTAATAGCACATGGTTTTAATGGTAGGATGTAAGGATGTTGATTTGTTCCCCTTCTATAGGTTATTCTTAGAAAAGGTGGCTGCTTAATAAATCTGTTATCTCCGCCGAAAAACGCATTTCCAGTCCCTAATATAGCGGCAGATTTTGCAAGATTTCCAAGAGCACCACCACCTAATTTAAAAATTCCTCCCGTTGGATCTTTTCCGCCCAGAATAGAACCAACAATATCTGTGAGACCTCCTGCTGCTTGAGTTGCCAGGTCAACAACATTTGATGATGCTAGTACTCCAGCAAGGCCATCTGAGTTTACTTGACCAGTATATGAAGGCACACTTGCATTTTGAAAAAATCTTACAATTTTTTTGATTGCCGCAGCATCTTTTTCAGATTTGGCAAATAATACAAATTGAAAATTAAATGTTCTAAATTCAGGACCATCATAAAGAACTTCCATCATTGGGTTGTAAATAATTCCACTTGTCGCAGATAAAATTGAATTTTCGTTAATATTACTTGCTCCTACTTTACCAAGTGCAGTTGTTGCAGTTTCTAATAAACTATTTTCAATCATCCTTCTAATTATACTTAGACCAAATGCTGCTGGATTTTTACCAATAGAAGTTCTTCCCATAAGCACATTTGATCCTTCTGGTCCTAAAGTACTATTTCTCCAATTTTGGGAAATTTGTTCACCAACTTTTTGCGGCATATTCATAATCAATGTATTAGGATCACCAACAACTTTATATTGATTTACTCCAGATTGATTATATGTAGCAATATCATCTTGCCCTTTCTGATTTAATGTAGAATAGTCTCTTATAATTTTTTCAATCTGAATATAATCAGTATTTGGAGTAGATTGAAATTCTGATGGGTATCTTACTATTGACATTTATTTAGTGATGAATTTCTCTATTGGTAGGGTTGCGATAAATTCCCAATCTTCTTTTTTTACTTCAAAAAAGAAATTATCAGCATTCTTAAAGATGTACTTGTGAATTGTTTCGTCAGTGAATCTTGCTGTATTATTTAGAATAGCTTTTGCCAAAATTGGTCTGACTTTAGCGGGAAGATAATGTAAATTATGACCTATAAAATTATTCTTACCTTTATCAAAGGCATACACTAAAGGATATGTGTCATATTTTGGTAACTTGTCTTTATGTTTCGGATCATACTCAAAGAAGTACATAGTTCCTGGAAGAACTTGATCAGTTACATTCTTATAAAGATAGTCAAGTACTTCTTTACGATACCATTCAACACCTTTTGGAGCACCACCAGATTCTTTAATAATATGTCTCTCCAATCCACCTTTTGGAGATTTTATATCCTTACCAAAACCTTTATTTGACATTTAGGTGATCCTCTGTAAGAATAAGAAATTCTAATCTTCTGTCAGCACACCATTCTCTTGCCGCTTCCCATTTTGCTTGATTGACCACATATGTGGTAACTTCAGTGACATATTTTTTAGTTTTTCTTTTCTGTACTGCTGGTTCTATTGTTTGTTTTTTAGGTTTGATTTCAATCAAGTACTTTTTAATATCTCCAGTACGAGTAATAACTTTTACATAGAAATCAACAAAATACCGATGATATTTTCCATCTATTGGCGAACGATATGGTACTATAATTTCTTCACTGCCCCACTCAAGAATATTATTGTTGCCATCACACCATTTCATAAATTTCAGCTCCCATAAAGAACGATAGACAATATTGGTCGGGTTGCCTTTATACTTTTTGCAGTTGCTTGGTAAGTACTTTCCAGAATATGCCATAAATATATTAAAAGACGTACATTTATTTAGAATTTAATGGCATTGATTTCTTCCATAACAAAATTACGAAGTATCTTTGATGCCGATAAAGGTGCTTCATATTCTAATGAATATTCAGCAAAATTTATTTTTGACCAAAGAAATCAATCCGAATTACTTACAAATTTTTCGGATAATGGATTGGGTGATATTAGTGATATGATGCTTCTGTGTGACGAAGCATCTCTGCCTGGTTCATATGCCGCAACGAATGAAATTGATGGTCTTTATACTGGCAGATTGATTCAATATCCACAAGCAAGGCTTTATAATGATTTTACTCTCAGTTTCATTCTCACTAATAAATTAAATCCATCTAAATTCTTTGATATCTGGATGTATTATATGTTCCCAGAATATGATTTAAATGGTGGTCAAAAAATTAAATATGAAGATAGAAGTAAGAGATCTTCAAGAACTAATGTGACCACATTGCAATATTATGATAATATAGTTTGTAATTCAATTGAAGTTACTAAATTTTATAAAACTCGGTTTGCTCCTAATGGAGGAAAAAGTGCATTATATCAAATGTTTAAAGCATATCCATATAGTGTACAAACTATCCCATTAGGGTATGGTGCATCTACACTAAATAAATTGCAAGTCCAATTCAGGTACGAAAAGTTCGTTTCCACTTATTATTAATTATAGAGGTTAATTGAGTATGTCACTGCCCAAGATTAATGTTCCACTTCATGAATTAACAATTCCATCTTCAGGAAAGAAAATTAAATATAGACCATTTGTAGTCAAAGAAGAAAAGCTTCTTTTACTTGCAATGGAATCAGAGAACACACGAGAGATGACTGATGCCATTGTTCAAATTATCAATAATTGTGTGCAATCAAAAATTGATGTAGAAGAACTTTCTACTTTTGATATTGAATATATCTTTTTAAATGTTCGTGCCAAATCTGTTGGTGAGGTTCTTGAGTTTTCTATTACTTGTCCCGACGACAATCAAACTCAAGTAGAAGTTGAAATTAATATTGATGATATTAAAGTTCAAAAGAGTGATGCTCATACAGATACTATTGACCTTGGTAATGGATATCTCATCAAGATGAAATATCCCACGATGAAGTATATTATGAACAAGAAAAATCTTGATAGTAAAAGCGCCATTGAAAATACATTTGAATATGCTGTAGATTGCATTGATCAAATTTATAATAAAGAAGAGGTTTGGGAATCGGCAAATTCTACTCGTAAAGAGATGGAAGAATGGGTTGAAAGTCTTGAGCCAAAGCAATATGAGAAACTTCAAGATTTCTTTAATACTATGCCTAAATTGAAGCATACAGTTTCGATTACAAATCCTGTTACAGAAGTCAAGAGTGACGTTACGATTGAAGGGTTAGCAAATTTTTTCGCATAGCAGTTTTTCAGAACAATCTGGAAAACTACTTCCGTCTTAATTTTAACCTGATGCAGCATCATAAATATTCTTTGACTGAGATAGAAAATATGATGCCATGGGAACGTGACATCTATGTGAGTTTGTTAGTAGAATTCATTGAAAAAGAAAACAAACGTAGAGCGCAACAGCAGTAATGCCGAATAATAATTCGCCAAATCAACAACCAACTCCTACAGCAACTCCTGCTGCTGCAACTCCTGCTGCTCAACAACCTGCGGCAACTCAATCTGGCACCACTACGCAACCAACAACTCAAAACTTTACTCCAAACGCATCAACTGGTGGCATTGAAGTTAGAGCGGTAAATCCTCCTTTAACACCAGATCAAATTGTTGGTCTTTATGATACTCCTGTAGCAACTCCAAAGTTACCTACATTAAAACTTGAGAATATCAAAACCCCTAATATCAAGAATAACACTATTCAGGGGTATTTAAAAGCAATTGAAGCGAAAATGTTGTCAACTGAAAAGTTGATGAAGGACATTATTAAACTTCAAAATGTTCAAATTATTACTGAGAAAGAAGTTAATCTTAAGAAGAGAGAATTATATAATAACACATTTCAAGAATATCTATTAGATAAAACTATTGATTTTGGTGAGAAAAAAAAGAAAGATTGTGTTTGTATAAATTTACCAGAAAATAAACCAGCAACTGGAGCGGCACCTATAGGTCTACCGAAAAAAAATCCACAAACTAACAAACAAAAACAAACTCAGACCCAGACTCAGACCCAGACTCAGACACAAACTCAGACAAAGCCCCAAACTGCTCCAGCACCTGCACCTAAACCAGTACCAGTACCTAAACCAGTACCTGTACCTGGACCTGCTCCAGCACCTGGACCTGTTAAACCACCAGTACCTGGACTACCAACACCTGGACTACCAACACCTGGATGGCAATTTCCAAATATTCCATTTTTTCCTCCAGTTAGAGAACTTCTTCCTGAAGGAGCGTTGGGATTTGCATCTAAAGCTGGTAAACAAATTTCCTCATATCAAAAAGCTTTTAAGCAAAAAACTAGTTTTCTTGATCCAATTCTTAATCCAATTCTTAATCCAATAGAAGATTTTGTGAACAGTCCTGCTTCTCTTGTCGTTGGCGGCGGCGGGTTTGGTGCTCAGCTTCCAAAAGTATTAGGGGGAATGAATGCAGCAAGGGTGGCAGGAGCAACAAATCTTGTAGAAGAAGGAGTGAACGCTGCTAATAGTATAAAACCAGCAGCTGGCTTGAAACCAGCATATGTTCCTTCATATGCATCAGGTGGTATAGAAAAAATTAGTCATTTCTTACCGCAGAGTACAGTAATGGGATATATTGAAAATGCTCCACAAGCAAATGGTGGTGTTACTATTCCAGATCCCGTAACTACACTTACAAGAAATGTAAGAACCGCTGCTGGTGGTGGTATGAAAGATCTGGAACTTTATAATACTGACTCTTTAAATTATTTTAGAAATATGTCCAGTACTGTTATGACCAACGCAGCTGATGGTGGGGTATTTGATATGTTTAATAAACCAAAAGGTCTAAGCATCAAGGGTGCTCAAGCTGGATTCACTGGCATGGGTAAATCAGGATTTGATGCTATTATGGGTGGAGATAAGTTTAAATTAGGTAGTTTCAAGCCCCAGATACTTGGTAGAGGAGCATATTCTGCTCCTACTGCAAAAGGTGCTCAGAGATATGCTGGTTCACAAGGATCTTTGGGTGGTAGACAAACTCCAGGTGGTGTAGTTAAAAGTATTGTTCCTGGCGGAGCAAGAAGAATTAATTTCTTAGAACCACAGGCAGCAGTTAAACCAACAACATTTGATAAAGGAAAAATATTAGCAGATAAATTATTGGGGGGAACATATTCCAAAAGTCCATTAGCAAATAAACTTCGCAATCAATTACTAAGTGGTAGTGCATCTGTGGGAAAGGATGTTCTTAAAATAGGAAAACTTGGTGGTAAATTGCTGGGTGCAGCTGGACCTATTTTAGACCTTGCGTTTCCAGAACCAACAGCACAATATGATCAAATATCTGGACCAAATTCATTTAGAAATAATCCAGCATATCAAAAACTTGAAACGACTCAGGGTAATTTAACTTCAAAGACAAATAACACACCAACAGTAGTTCCACTTCCTCCAGAGTATATCAAAATTCCTGGTCGTAAGTCCAATAAAGAGAAAGATATGAGCACACTTGCTCCACCACCAGGAGTGAAAGATATGCCATCAAGTATCTTCAGAAAGGATATTGGTGTCTATAAATGATCCAAGCAAAAACTCCGATTGTCAATAATCAACAGACAATTAAGAGTGTAAAATACTATACTGTCGCTAATAAAATTATACCTATCAGAAGAGTTTCTTTTGATATGATACCTCGTTTAGAGGAACCAGTAAGCACTGAGATTGAATTGACGAAGAAAGATATAAAAAGAGTTGTAGTAGAAAAGAAAACAAATAATCCTTTAAATAAATTTTTTAAAAAAGCATTAAGATATATTGATAAACTTGAAGATTTTATTGATACATTAAAATCACTCAAGTTAAAAACTATTGTCCAAAAGAAAATTTTATTAGAAACTGATAAATCAGATCAGAAAATTCGTCAGTATCGTGCAAAACGAATTGTAAAAGAAACTAAGCAGGCAGAAGACCAGCAGCAACAGCAGGAAGTAGATCTCAAAGATGTAGGTGATAAGTTAGCATTAGCGTTAGGATTAGGTGCGCTTGCTGCTGGCGGAGGAGGAGGTGGTAATGAGGATGAAATTCCAACTGTAGAGTATCAACCAGTTGATGGACAATTAGTTCCTAAAGGAGATAGTGGTGTTAGTGGATACCCAATAACTTCTCGTTATGGATGGCGTTGGGGAAGACCACACGGAGGAGTTGACGTTGGTGTTCCTGACGGAACGATGTTTGCAGTTAAAGCAAAATCTCAGGTTGTATTTGCTGGATGGGAAAATCCTCAAAATCGTAAACAAGGATATGGATTATTAGTTGATGTTTGGGTTCCTGCCATCAAGCAGATGATAAGATTTGGACACTTATCATCTGTCGCTGTAAAGGTTGGACAAGAATTAGATGCTGGAAAGGTATTAGGTAAATCAGGAAGTACTGGAAATTCTACTGGTCCTCATTTTCACATTGAAGCACACGATACTATTACACGAGAATATGGAAACAAAGATCCATCTCCATATCTTGGTTATGTTATTTTAGGAGATACAATTAAATCTTCTTCCACTAAAGTCGGAGATTTTGATGGTAAAGTCAAAAATAATCAAGCAGATGGTGGTATTGACAATAATAAAAAGATTATGGTTGGTGAAGCAGGTACAGAATTTGTAGTGCCATTAAGTCAAATGCCATTGTTTATGCAATCAATGATGGAGGAAAAAATTAAATGCTTAAATCCATTTTATACTCCTAAAAAAGTATTTGGTGATATTGGCATTACATCATCATTCGGAAAAACAAATAAAAAATATTCTGCTGGCGCTGTAGTAATTAATTACAACAATCCAAATTATTCAATTGCTGCTAAAAAATTAAAGCAACTATTTCCAATGGCAAAAAATTATCATATTGCAGGCGCGATAGGTAATTTTGAAGTTGAAGCACCTGGATTAATACCAACTACAGAACAACGTGGTGGACCTGGATATGGTATTGCACAATGGACAAAAACACAAAGATGGGGCGGTCAAGATAGTCCATTATATTATAGTGCTCTTAAATTTGGTGGTCCTTCTATCGCTACAAGTTTGACTAAACAATTAGAATTTGTTAAGTTTGAACTTACTGATTCTAGAGCTGCTGATAATATAGCGGGGGGACATCAAAAACCAAGTCCACTACAAAAATGGTTAGCAACAAAAGATGTAGTAAGTGCTGCATATACTTGGATGAATGTATATGAACAACCAGGAGAACCACATTGGGAAAAAAGAAGAGCAGCTGCTGTTGAGTTAAATAAAAATATGAATAAACTACTTGGTATAACTACCAAAAAAGATGATAAACCTAAACCTAAATCTAAACCCAAAGAAAGAAGTTGGTTGGATAATTTTATAAAAGCATTAACAACTTCACCTGACGGAAAATCAATTATTAAACCTCAGAAGAAAGCAAGTTTGAATGATATTGATCAATCAAATCAAATGGAAGTTGCTAAAGCAGATCAAAATCAATTTGAGTTAAATACTGATAATATTAATCAAATTATTCCTCTTCAGATTAGAGTTCATTACTCTGAAACAGTATGATTAAACCACTTCAGAGAATGATTGGTCCTTATGGGAAACCAGTCAAAATAAAAGCACTAACACCGATGATTCCTGGTGGAGAATCACAGTATGACACTAGAGGTGCTTTTAATGGTATTGTACCATTCTCATTAGATATGCTCAAATTAGAGGAGCGTGAAGAAACATCTTATATCATTCCCAAGCAAGAAATTCAATATCTTGTAGAGCACAATGATATGGAAGATTGGAAGAAACTTCTGGGAATGTTTGATGGGTTACTTGGCAATATGATGCGTCTGTTGAATAATATCAGAAGAGAAAATTATACCAAAATTAGTTTTCTAAAAATTGAAGAACAGGAGATTGAAAGAAGACATAATAAACTTCAGGAAAAACTATTAGATCTTACTCAAAAGAATGATGAGATTGATGCTAAAACTGAGATGACTGATAGTGAAAAAATTGAAAAATTAAAGAAAGCTTTAAGTAATATGGGATTTGCTGCAGGGGCAGCTGCAGCTGCAGTTACTGCTGGAACTGTAATGCTTAATGGAAATATGAAACAAAAGGGTGCTCAATTGGCAAAACAATTGATGAATGATCTTGGGTTAACTGATTTTCAGGCAGCAGGTATTGTTGGTAACTTATTATCTGAAGGTTTTGGTAAAGGAATACCTGATGATATTGAAGATGGTAGATATTCAAGAGAATCTGGACCCCCACCAGATTATGGAACAATGTTAGTTGGTTATGGATGGGTTCAATGGACTAATACTGGAAATAATGGACCTACAGATAGATTGAATAAATTCATTATAAGATTAGGTGGTGGTCCTGGAAAGCAAGCAAGAGCTGCTACTGATAGTGATAACTATTCATATTTACTTGATGATTTTAGGACTGGGTATTCCAGTGTTCTTAGTAATTTAAAATCTACCACTAATATAACTGATGCTGCTAGAATTATTTTAACTCAATATGAAATACCAGCCGATCAAAGTCAATCTGTAGTACAGACAAGAGCAGCACAGGCAAATACAATTCTTCAAGAAATGAAGAAGGCATCTGGTGCTATCGTACTACCAAAATTATTCAATGAGCATAAAATAATCTATGATACATTTAGAAAAAATACTCTACTTTCTAATTTCATTGTTGATAAACCAACGATTATTAATACAAAAGATGTGGGGGAACCTTTAGTAATTATCCCTACTGAAAGACCGATTGGACAAAATATTTTAAAGATTTTATTTGAAAGACCATTCCAGAAGATTGAAGAAACTTTTGCTAGGTTGAATCCAAATAAAAGTGAAAAAAAATCTAAAAATCCAGAGAACTCTCAATCATACATAAACAGAACTACAATCAAACCAACTAGATCAATGGTTGGTTCTACATCACCATCAGCAATAACAAGTTCACAAATTGATAAACAGCAACAACCATCATATACTGAGCAATCAGAAACTGCTACTCTAACTGATAGTATTACTCCGCCAATTGAGACACCAGAACAAAAAATTCCTGATATGATGCCATTGCAGTCAAAGCGTAATACTCAAGAAACTGTTATAGATAATGTATCAAATTCAACATCAGATCTTTTTAATATTCCAATGATACTTGTTCAAGATTACTACATTTTAGAAGAATAAAATGACAGCAATTAATGTAAAAGAGGGAAGACCCATAAGTGTAAAAGTTTATGATATTCCTAAAGTTAAAAAAATAACTGAATTGACCCCAATGGGAACACCCGAAGAAATTCCTGATATAATTTCTTTCAGTTATTATGAATCAATTTATGATTCATTTATTTTTGCTCGCCTTACAATCTTTGATTCTGCTGGTGTTCTTCAAAAAGCATTCGGCGGATGTGGAATTAGAAATCTTTGTGCAGTAGAAATTGAATTCAACGATCCCTCCAAAGGAAAGGATTATCAACGTCCGAAAAACCAAATGAACTTTAGTGACACTAACTGTTTTTATGTTTCTAGAATTGCTAACCAGTTAGTTCAAGGTAAAAAGCAAATCTATGAAATTGAATTAATGAATCGTGATGCTCTCTGTTCAACTCATACAAATATCTATACTTCTTGGCCGCCAGATAATAATGATGGTTCAATTGAATATAATGTCCCAATCAATGATGTCTTGACTAAAGTTATTAATAGTAAAAAAGATGTTAGTAATATAACCACAGAAAAAACCAAACCCGTTAAAAAAATTACTGGAAATGGATTGAGACCATTTGAATTTATAGCAGAATGTTGCAGAAAAGCAACTTCATTGGAATTATCTGGATCTGGAAAATCTGCAAGTGATAAGGTAGAAAAGGGTGCATCTGGATATCTATTCTGGGAAACTTATGATAAGTATAATTTCATTTCAATTGCTAAACTATTAACTAATCCAGCTGATATTCCCACAGATCATCTTTTTAAAGTTTCAATTGTAAATGATAGTCAAACAGTTGAATCTGAAGCATCGCAAAGAATTCTACAGTATAAGTTTAATGATGATGCAAATACTTCTGATGTAATTCAAGAAATTACTAGTGGAAGTAGAGGCAAACCAGGAAAATATTTGCTTGATACCACAAGAAATGTTTATAAAAAAATTGAGTCAGTTGCAGAAACAATTGCAGATAAATGTATAAAAACTTTATTTGATGATAGTTTTAATATGACTGAGTACTTGCATCAATCAGAGTATCAAATTGAATATATGATTGCTTGTGATAGTAGTCAATTAAAATCCGAACCAACTCACCCAGCATTGACTTCTCTTAATTATTCTGCTATACTTGAGGGATTAAGAACTAAAGTATCAAGTATTAGAGTTCCTGGAAATCTTTCAATTTCTGCTGGTGATCATATATTTGTAGAAGTTCCGACTATTCAAGGTGATGGTTCTAACCTTACACAAACTGATAATAAATACACAGGAATATATCTAGTTGTGAGAGTATCACATAGATTAGAAGATATCAAAAATATCTTTACGGATTTAGAAATTACCCAGATTAAACAAAGTACATAATAAATGACAGATAAAATAGAACTTTTAGGATTTATCGTTGATGTTAATTGTGGAAATGATCCTTCACGATTTAAAGTAAGAGTATTGGCTCATCACGGATATTGTGATCTTGATGAGAAGAATTCTGATGGAGATAATTTTACTAAAAATGCTGCTTTACCATGTGCGTCCACTTTACGAAGTCATATGGGACAAACTGGAATTATTGGTAATGATAATCCGAGATATAAAAGAGGTGATTTTGTTAGTGTTTTATATGAAAATCAAAACTATACAATTGTTCGCACTGCCCCAGCTCCTTCTGCTGTATTTGCAAGTAAAGAAAAATTTGCACAAGAAGCAGTCAGTTCTTTATTAAATACTTCTGTAGTATCACCAGTTCCTGTTAATAAAAATCAACAAAGTGTTGCATCTGCAGATAATGGTTGTTATAAGGTAATTACGGGTTCTACTTATAATCAAGATAATGGTACTGCAGTAGGTAATGCAGATAAGTGTGGTGAATCTGGAAGAATTAAAGATGGTTTTACTGCAAATATTGCTGATTTTCTTAAAATAATTCAAGATACTAATGGTAAAATTGGTAGTAAATTTGTCAGCAAATATACTGGAGAACTGTTTGAAATTACTGGTCATATTCAAAAATATATTGCTGCTATTACTGGTATCTTTCGTAGTGCAATAGGATGGATTAAAGCAATTATTACAAAATATATAAAAAAGGCAATTGATAAATTACTTAAATTAATTTTACAACCAATTAAAGGTATCACTAAAGCCCTGAACACAGCTATTGAATCTGCATTACAAAAAATTGCTTGTAGTTTCGGTGATATTGAGAAGATGATTACAAATATGCTCAGCAGTTTGTTTGATTCTCTTATTGATACTGCAATTAATGCTGTCTTTGGATGTCTGGATAGTTTAGTTGATGGGATTTTGAATGAAATTCTGAATGAAGTTATGGCATTAATGAACAGTATAATATCATCAATTTCTGCTATTGCTGGAATAATTGGTGGATTTGGTGACCTGATTGGAGAGGCAATTGCTGCTGTTCTTGATTTTCTTGGAATTAAATGCGGTGGCGCTGGTGATTGTACTGTATCGGGAGAAAAATCTTTCATTAATAAATTCAACAGTCCTGGTGAATATGGATTTCCGTCTGGATTGAAGAAAACATTAAATGCTGGATTGACAGGACTTCAAAGTATAAGTTCTGGAATTGATCTTGCATCTGCTCAGGCAGCAAATTATACAGTTGGAACTGAACTTGGTGTTACTAGTGCTTCTTCTCGTAATATTGATAATCCAACATTAGCAAGAGCATTTAACACCGCAAATGGATTACTGAATAGCAATGTTGCTTCAACAATTGATGGTTTTTGTAATAGTTTAACAAATCCAACTGCAGCAGTTGTTTTTGGTAGCAGACAAGACAAATATGATGCAGTTTATAGGATATTAGCAACTTCAAGTAGTGTTCCTACTGGTTCCACTCAATCATTTGAAATTAGTAGAAATAACGGTCTAGGTGCTGGTGTTATTAATTTTGTTGCATATTTAAAATCTGGTGATACTGCAAGAGTTGTTGGAATTACTCCTGGATTATCTTCTGGAGGAGATTTAGACAGAGATATTACTTTAAATACCACAGATTTTTGCAGTGATCCTAATACTTTGGATAGAACACTTCCAATTGCTGGTAATATTATTGTATCTAAGAAAATTATATTCCCAGTAGGAGTTACAAAAATTACTGTATCAGTTCCATCTAAAGTAAATGCTCCTATTGATAGTTTAACTGATAACGTCACTTATACAGTAGGTATCTTTAGAAGTACTGATGATTTAAATACTGTACAATATCCAGGAGCAAATCTTGCAAGTACTTCTAGTAATTTAAATACGGAACAGGGGCAAATTACCTTTGCGCTACCAGCAGTTATTATAAATCCTGATGTAGCACCACCATCACTTGGAGTAAGCTATGGAAATATCATTTATAACTCTTCCGACATAAGTATTGTTGCTGGTAATAGCGCAGAATTTATAATTACTAGGGCACCAACTGATACAGAATATTCTCGTATTAAATGCGAAACTTATCCAATAAATGCTGTTGATGGTGTTAATTATAGTGGCGGGCAGGGATTGATTGAGTTTCTTCCCGACCAATCATCTGCTATTTTTGCAGTACGAACTACAGCAATTCCTGGTTTGACAAATACAGTTTTACAATTTGGCGTTAAGATTACAGATGAAACTGTTCCAGATGGTATGACTACAAATCTTGGTGGAACTGGATATAGTTCATCTACTTCGGCAGGAAACGGATTAAAATTTATTGCTACTATCAATTATGGTTTAGTTCCAGCATCAAATACTACACCATCTGGACAAACTACTACTACTCCTTCTGGAATATTAAGTCCAATTGTATCAACTTGTCTTCCAGAAATTATTATAACTTCCCAACCACCAAGCTGCATTGTACAACCTGATAAAATCCCATTAAACTTAGGATTGATTGCGAAAACTACAGTTCCTGGTTATACATTAAATTATCAGTGGCAAAGAACTTATAGTCCTTCATCTGGATGGACAAATGTTTTGAATGGATTATATACAACTACAGTATTGAAAAAAGTAACTTCATATGGTCTTATTAATACTTTTGTAGTTAGTGGTGTTACATATACTCTTTCGGGATGGACTACATCTCCCGTATCAACAACAACCTCTACAACATTTTCTGGAGCAACCTCACCAACATTAACAATTAATCCACTGTCTTATCTAATCAACGATGAAGAATATTATAGATGTGTGATTAGTGGTGTTCCAATTACGGTTACTTCAGGTTCACCTATGATTTCAGCAATATCTGATCAATCTTATATTGGTGTTACTTCTTCTGGAGTATTTTTAACCACTGTTGAATGTTCTCCAGTGGCTGCATCAGGAACTACAGTTATTGTTTATAGTGGAACAACGCCAACATCTACTGGCATTCCAGTAGTTCCTAGTGGCTCTTATTGTGTTGCTACCACATTAATAATTCCGCAAACACCTTCTGGAGTTACTACAACACCTTCTGGAACTACATCTTCTGGAACTACATCTTCTGGAACTACAACTCCAACAGTTCCATCTGGTATATCAATAGATCCAGTGCCAGCACCAGATCTCGATGATGTTTTTATAATTATACCAGTGGTTGATCCAGATGGTGGAATTTCATCTGTACCAATTCCAGATGATCTACCCCAATATAAGTATCCACCACTAATTCCAATTAGCGGTGACGGTTTTGGTGCAGTTGCTAGGGCAGAATTGGATGAGAATGGTTATCTTATAAAAATTATTGTCAAGGCAAAGGGCTCTGGATATGCCCCAACAGTTAATACTGGACTTTGCGGAATTCTTGAAAGTATTGAACTAATAACTCCTGGCGGTTATTATGAAACTTCTCCTAAAGTTTATGTAAATGATGATGATACGATTGCTTCAGCTGCTATTGATGAGAATGGTCGTGTAGTAGAAATTAGGGTTACTAATCCTCAAGGTAAAGTATTCGACAGAATTCCTAGAATTGATATCATTGGCACTGACGGTTTTGGTGCATCTGCTATCGCAGTACTAAAACACGTAGATTGTGCTACAGTTAATGATGAGTACCTTAATGTGGTCAATAAATATAATACCAGTAAACTTGGTACAGTTAGAGTAGTGGATTGCCCTTAATATGTCATCACAAGATATTAGACAAAGCCTTGATGCGGAAACTAAAGTTACTGAATTTAGTAATCAATGTCATACCATAGTAACTGATAGTAACTTTCAAATTGTTGATATCTCCACTCCAAAAGATTGCAGTTATGAGATGCGTCACTGGAGATCATCAAAAATTCGCTGGCAAGAAGATGGGTCTGTACTTATTCAGGCAAGTAATTCAGATGCTGCTCCAAATTTAGGATTTCTTGATATTAAGTCAACGGGTTATACACAAATAACTGCTGGACATAATATTCTTATTTCTGCAAATGGACATAAAAAAACTGGTGGTGGTAAGGGTGGTTCTGATGATGAAAAAAGTGTTGAAATTGCAGCAGTCGGTGATATTGTCATCAAATCAAATGGTAAGGGTGGTGTTTATATTACCTCTGCTAAAAATATAGAATTTAGATGTCCTGGTGATATGATTTTCAATGCTGGTGGTCAGATTAGTATGAACACTGGTTCAAAAGATCCTATTATTGGTGAATTATCAAAGGGCGTTGGAAGTGGTAAATTTACTATATCTACTGGTGTTTATGAATTATCTACAGTAACTTATAAAGAAACTGTAAGTAGTTCTAAAAATATTATAAATCACGGCGAAATTAATCAACAGCAAAAAATTGCTATAGCAGAACCAACATTACCTTCACAACATATTACTACAACTGAAACTGTTGGTTCATTGGTTCATAAAGTTGGTTATGATTATGTGTTGGAAGTCGATGGTAAGATGTTATTGAAAGTCAATAACAACCCTCTTAAAAAAGTTCTTGGAGTTCTTGGCGGTCCTGGTGCTGCTATGGGGTATCCAGTTCAAACAGACGCATTACAACAAAAAATTGTCGGAAACCGATCAACTTTTATTTTACCTTCTCCATTAAATCTCGGAGAAGGTAATGATGCCACACAAATAACCTTAGGAGCAAGTATTACTAAAATTTTAGCAGCTGGTAAAAAAGGAACAGCATTTTCTGTCGAAAGTACAACAAAAGGTAATATTACAATGGCAACCTTAGCAAAAGGTGATATTGCAATTAGTGCTGGACCATCACCTACAAATAATGTATTACTATCAAATTTGGGTGGTTCTATTCGTGTTTCGGCAGCTGGCGCTAAAGGTATGATCGAGATGATAGCAACAACACAGATTACGGGAAAGGCAATTAAAATCAATCTTAACTAAAGGAGGACAATGACTTGGAAGTAAAAATTAAACTTGGCAAGCATTGTTTTACTGAAGCATATGGTTGTGATCACAAATTATTGAATGATGAGGAATTTCTGAAAGAACAAATTATTGCTGCAATAAATAAAACAGAACTGACGTTGTTGGAAATTTCTTCTCATAAATTCAGTCCTCAGGGTATTACAATCGTGGCATTATTGTCAGAAAGTCATATTAGCATTCATACTTGGCCAGAGAACGGTTCTGCCGCTCTAGATGTTTTTACGTGTGGTGAAACAAATCCAGAAATTGCTATGCTTCATATGATATTGGCATTGGGATCTAAAAATCATAATACCAAATGCATAGAACGATAATGTATAAAATTACTGCCAGACATATTGTAACTGATTCAGAAGGAATTGTTAAAGTTTATTTTTTAAACGACACTCCCTTTACATTTGACATTTTAGATGATATGATCAAGCAGGAAGAGGCAATTGTTGAAGAAGCAATTCATTGGCCTACTTTATCAATTGAATATATTCATCAAAAATCTGCTTATCTTTTAGAAGAGGGTTTACATCCTCTGTTAAATAGTGTAGAATTAGACCCAGAGAGCATTCTTCCAGATATTCTCCAATAAACCTGCCCTTGTAGCTCAGTGGTAGAGCAGCGGTTTTGTAAACCGCTGGTCGTCTGTTCGAATCAGATCGGGGGCTCTTAGTTAATTACTTCAATGCTGATCTTTTTTTCTGGTTATAAATAACCAAGAAGTACTTCCTTATTAATAATATCCGATGGCATTAACCAGATTAACGAATTTGATTTCTTCTAGAAGTGGAAGAATAATTTATGTAAGTTCTGATGACTTTAATGCATCGGATTTAATTTCTAATAATGGTAACTCTCCGACAAGACCATTTAAGACAATTCAGAGAGCGTTATTAGAAGTAGTAAGATTTTCTTATGTTTCTGGTCAAAATAACGATAAGTATGATCAGTTTACAATTAGTATAGCTCCTGGCGATTATATTGTTGACAACAGACCAGGAGTTGCTACAGCTGCTGAAGTATCAGAACTTTCGGATCAATCAAATTTTGATATTCTTGATCCTAATAATGATCTTTATAAGTTCAATGCTGCTTCAACAATCGGCAAAGATAAAGATGGAAATACAACTACCATTTGTCAGGGCGGACTTGTAGTTCCTCGTGGTACATCCATCGTTGGTATGGATTTGAGAAAAACTAGAGTTCGTCCTCGTTATGTGCCTAATCCGACAGAAGGAGCGGGATTATTTAGAACTTCTATTTTTAAAGTAACTGGTGCTTGTTACTTCTGGCAGTTCTCTATGTTTGACGCTCTGTCAAAAAATGATTCGTCTGGTCTTGGTGGAGTATATCAATATCCTACTGCTACCACAACTATTGATGCAAGTTATTCACACCATAAGGTATCTTGTTTTACTTATGCTGATCAGACTGATCTTGATCTTTTTTATCAGAAGGCGGCAAGAGCATTTCCATCAATCCCTGAAACTTCTGGTGAACTTTCTTCAAGAGCACAGGAAAATAGAATTGTAGGACCACTTCAACAATCTGGTCAAAAATCAGTAAGTGCAATTAATATTACTAGTAGTGTAGCTACAATTACAACCGCTGGTTCTCATGAAGTATTTGAAGGACAGCAAATTACTCTTGCTGGTATTATAGGAACTTACGCTGGATTAAACGGAACTTATTATGTAACTAGAGTAAATTCATCAACACAATTTACTATTACTGCTGTTGGTTTCACTGCTGGTGCAGTATCATCAGGAGATCTCTTAAATGCTGTAGTTAAGGCAGAAATTGATACTGTAGATTCATCCTCTCCATATATTTTCAACTGTTCATTGCGCTCTACCTATGGTCTCTGTGGACTGTGGGCAGATGGACAACTGGTAACTGGATTTAAATCTATGGTTGTTGCCCAGTTCACTGGGGTTTCTCTTCAGAAAGATGATCGTGCATTTGTTAAGTTTACTGAAACAACTTCACCTCATCCAAGTTTCGTACAAGAAAGTGGTGCCTCTGATGCTATTTCATTACATCAAGACTCTACTGGTTATGTGTTCTATAAAGAATACTGGAGAAACTTTCACATTCGTGTATCAAATAATGCATTCATTCAATCAGTTTCTGTGTTCGCAGTTGGATATGCCGAACAGCATTTGATTGAATCTGGTGGAGATTATTCCATCACTAACTCTAACTCTAACTTTGGTACACAAGCATTGGTTGCTGATGGTTTCCGTCCAGATGCCTTTGAACTTGATAAGAAAGGTTATATTTCACATATTGTTCCTCCACAAAGTTTAGATACAGTTGAAACTGAAGAACCATACTATCCTATTGATATTCAAAAATCTAGAATAGGTATTACTGCCAATAGTGTTGGATCTGAATTATACCTTTATGAGCAAACTAATCCAGATAAGACACCAGCATTTGATATTAATCAATATAAAATTGGTGGTAGAGTTTCCGATAAATTTTATGTAAATCTTACTAATCCAACAAATGGTAATATTGAAGAATATGAAGCTTCAATTAATCCAAGTGGAATTGAATCTCATAATATTACCGCTGTAGATAGGACAACTGATACTTTTACTACACAGTCTACAAATAGTTTTGAAACTGCTACCCCAATTAGAATTTATAGTAGCACGGGTTATCTTCCATTGGGCATGGATGCTAACAAACTTTATTATGCAATTAAAGTAACAAATACTTCATTTAAGATTGCTCCTTCTGCAGATGATGCCAGAGCAGGTGCTGGTGGTGCTGCAAATAGTATTGTAAATATCCGTTCTTCAATTCCGTTAAATGCTTCTCTTACCGTAAAATCATATGTAAGTGATACTAATCCAGAACTCCCCCGTTTTGATATTTCTGTAAATGCAAACCAAGATTCATTTTCTACAGGAACTTATAATCACGGTTTCGCAACAGGTGATAAAGTATTCTTCAAGCGTAGAGTTATTGGTGGTGTTACTGCTACTGGTGCATTACCATTAATTCAAACTGGAGGCGGAGAACAATCTTTAAGTTTGACCACTGAATATTATGTAATCAGAGTTGATACTTATACCTTCAAACTTGCAGATAGTGAATCTAATGCAAACAATGCTATTGCAATTCCTGTTACCACATCTGGCGATGTTAACACCATTAAAGTCTATAGAAATATTCAGAAATCTCCACTTCGTTATAACCCAGCAAGATCAAATTGGTATATTTCAGTAAGAGCAGACATTACAAATGAAATTCATCCAATTTTAACCAGTAGTAATATAAATTCAATTTATAGCAATCCTTCTGTTTCAAACACAGAAAATTCTTATATTAAGAGAATTGCTGATGATAGGGGAAATGCTGATAGAACTTATCGTTTAAAATATGTTATTCCTAAAACTGAGGCTAATGCCCGCCCACCACTTGTTGGATATGTTATTCGCAGAAAAACTGATGCTAATAATGCTATCATTCCTTATAATACTGCAACTCAATCGGGACAAACTGCAGAATTTAATAGAATTTATTTCATCTATAAATCTGATACAATATTACCACATATTTATGGTGAGCAAGATGGTGTATATTATTTAACAATTCTTCTTGCCGATATTCCCACGAAGGGATCGCAATTTAATTCTGCAACTGATGAATTTGGTTTCCTTAAATATAGTCAAGATGTATCAAAAATTTACCCAGATTTAGATAAAGATAATCCTTCTTCTGATCCCGATTCTGCTATATCTGTTTCTGATAATTTAGTTCACGGTTATGTTTATCAAGATAATAATAGAAGTTCTATTACAAAAGAAGCAGTATCTACATTTGTAACTAATACTGGATATGTTCCCACATTAAATTCTATTGGTGGTAAAGCAGTATCTGGTCAAGAAAATCGTTTAATTCCTTTTTCTAGCACTGTTCCTCCAATCGCAGTTGAATTGAGAAGATCTTCTCAAATTCGTGCTGGTAATCAAACATTTGAATATACTGGATTTGGTTCTGGTAACTATTCAACTGGTTTCCCATCAAAGCAACAAAAAGTTCTTACAGATAAAGAAGTTCTCTATTCTCAGGCACAACGCCGCCGAGCTGGTGTAGTATTCTATTCTGGTTTGAATGCATATGGTGATCTATATGTCGGAAATCAAAAGATTAATGCTGTTACTGGCGAAGTTGAGATCTTAGATAAACCAATTCTTACACTTGCTGGATCTACTACTGCAGTTGAAAATACTGAAGAATATGTTGCTTATAATTCTGGAACTAAGAATGTTAGTATTAAAGGTACATTAACTACTGCTGGTGGTGCCAGCAAAACAGCAAATGCCTTTAACAATGAATCTTACTTCAATGAAGGGATTAAAGTTTCTACAAAAGCTGCAGATAGTGTTAATAGAGCATTAATTAGTCACGATTTTATTTATCGCCCAAAAGTAATTACTGTAGATACATTATTTTTAAATGGTAATGTCAAACAAACTGTACTTTCCTATTCAAACCTCAGACCATCTCCTGGTGTAGAAGGAACCTTTAAAGGTGATTTATACTATAAAAATACTATTGATAGTACAACAAGACACGAAGGCTACATTTATGTCGGTCCTAAGCCAGATACTTCTTTAGTTAATAATGGTTGGGCACAAACAGGATTAGTTGGTGTTGGACATCTGATTTCAATTGAAGATTCTTATACTACTGTAGGAGACATTACTACTCCTGAACCTTATGAAGTTACTGGTAGATTTGGTATTAATAAAGTAACTCCTACTGGAGCACTTCATGTCGGTACTGGTGATAGTATTTTTGATAATAATGTAAATATTGGCGGAAATATAATTATTGGTCAGAATGCAACTATTAGCGGAAATACTACGATTAGTGGAAATACTACGATAAGATTAGATCTTGCAGTTAATGGTTGTGATATTACTACTACTTGTACTAGTTTTAATCTTTTAAATCAACCAACTACAGTAACAGCATTCAGTGCCGCAACTACACTTAATCTCGCTGCTACAACTGGAACTACAACTATTAAAAATAATCTTCAAGTTGATGGTGATCTTAGAGTTAGTGGCACTACTACCACTGTAAATTCTACAACTGTTACAGTAAAAGATCCTATTTTTACCTTAGGTGGCGGAACTGATAATGCAAATCTTACATTAAATGATGGAAAGGATAGAGGTATTGAACTTAAGTATTATGACAGTGCTTCTAAACTTGGTTTTGTTGGATGGGATAACAGTGCAGCCAAATATGTTTTTCTTAAAGATGCTACAAATGCAAGTGAAGTGTTCAGTGGAACTGATGCAGAAATTCAGGTAGGTAAGATTACATTAACCGATGCTGCAAATGCAGTAAATTATAATGTAGATCCATTCTCTACTTGGAATGCTACAACTAAAACTTATACTTCTGCTACTACAAATGTAAATGCTAACTTTAAATCACTTATTGAAAAATATTCTCTTCCAGTTGGAGTTATTAATATGTGGTCTGGATCATTGGCTAATATTCCTAAAGGGTGGTGTCTCTGTGATGGCACAACCAAAACTGACAGAGATGGTAATAGTGTAACAGTACCAGATCTTAGAAATAAATTTATTGTTGCTGCTGGAAGTACTTATGCTGTTGGCGCTACTGGTGGATCTACATCACAAACTGTAAATACAGGAAATAATAGTCAAACTCCTACTGCTTCTTTGAGTGGAACTGGAACTGTAGAAGGACGCGCACTTACTAGGCAAGAAATTCCACCTCACCAGCATGGTATGAACCACTTCCACGATATTCAATTTGATTCTCAACCATTTAATCAGGTTTATAGAGATATTACTACCCTTCTTGGTGAACATGAGCCATTATCTACAGCAGGTGGCGCCCCAGGAATAGCTCTTAGTGAGATTACAGGAATAACTGCTTCGGGACTAGTAACTTCATATGTAAATCATGGTTCGTTTAGAAATGCTGTCTTTGGTGATGAAATGAGATCTCCTGATGGACCAGCAGTTCCTACAGTTACGGGCGGGTCGAATAGAACTAGTAATAGGATGACCAATGGACCATCTGGTTCTAGTGGGGGATCAACGCTTCGTGTTCTACCACCATGGAATAATTTCAGCATCATCAACCTCAATGCAGGGGGGCCAGTCTATGATGGTTGGGGTTCTGTTTGGACTGGTAGTGGTACTCAACGTGATTTAGGCGTTTTTAATGATCTTGGTGCGGGACCAGTTGCTTCACAAACTGATGGCACTACATGGGTTGCTAATAGTCACAATCATGGATTTAGTAATAACTTTAGCGTAAGTCTTAGCAATACTACTCACACTCATTCAGTTACAGTCGATACTATACCTCCATACTATTCACTGGCTTACATCTTCAAACTTTGATGTGACACTTGAAGAACTGTCCACCGAACCTCCCAAAGCGGGAGGTTTTTTCATATTATATCTTCAGTTGAGACTACTACGATGACCGTAAACCAAGAAATCAAAGGCAACCTTGCCAAACTGCTTGCTACTGAGAACCTCATTGTAGAGCACAGGAAGGTGTCTACAGCGTGTTTTGATGTAGACCGTCGTGTACTGACGCTACCTATCTGGAACAACGCTTCAGCAACCGTATATGATATGCTGGTGGGTCACGAAGTTGGTCACGCTCTATACACTCCCAATGAAGATTGGAGAGAACGTTGTGATGCTCCTCAAGATTTCGTCAATATAATTGAGGATGCTCGTATTGAGAAACTTATGAAACGTAAGTTTCCTGGTCTTGCTCGTAGTTTTTATACTGGATATAAAGAACTCAACGATGATGATTTCTTTGCCCTCAAAGAGGTTAATATAGCAGAATTGTCTCTGATTGATCGTATCAATCTACACTTCAAGATGGGGTTTTTATCTTATGTTCCATTTGATGAAGAAGAACTTCCGTTCATTGAAATGACTGCTGTTGCAGAAACTTTTGATGAAGTGCTGAATATCTGCAGCAAACTAGTTGAATTCCTGAAAAAGAAAGAAGAGGAACAACCTGAAGAAACTCCTGATGATCAAGATAGTGATGATACTACTCAAGATAATGGCACTTCCGAAGATGAACAAGAAGAAGAACAGAATGAAGGAGAGAGTGATGATAATCCAACTCAAGATAATAGTACTCAAGAAAATAATGGTACTAAAACTTCGGGCGGCGGTCGTGCTGGTGGTGCTCCTAATGAGACAGAATCTAAAACTCAACGTTCATTTGATAAAAACTCTGAAAATCTAAGTAAACCCGATCCATTCAACTCCGACACTAATTATGTTGAAGTTCCTGATCTTAATCTCAATAAAATTGTAGTTGACTGGAAGGATCTACATCAACATATTTCTAAATCCTGGAAGGATCAATTTGCAGAAAAGCAAAAGCATTGGGGTGATCTGTTTGAAGCCGCCGATAGTACTTATAATACCTATAAATCTTCTGCTCAGAAGGAAGTGAATTACCTTGTAAAAGAATTTGAGTGTAAGAAGTCTGCAGATTCTTATGCTCGGTCTTCTACTTCTCGTACTGGTGTTCTTGATACTAAGATGCTTCATACTTATAAGTATGCTGACGATATCTTCAGGAAAGTTACTGTCATTCCCGATGGTAAAAATCATGGTCTGATCTTTATTCTGGACTGGTCTGGTTCTATGAACAACACCATACTTGATACTGTCAAGCAACTGTTAAATCTTTGCTGGTTCTGCCGTAAGGTTCAGATCCCATTTGAAGTATATTCTTTTAGCTATGAATGGTCTCCATTAATTCTTGATGCTGAATATGATTCTACTCTTAATAAAACTGAACGTGTTGCTGGACAATTTGATATTCATCGGCTGTTCGCTCTATTAAACTTTCTCTCTTCTCGGTCAAATAATGTCCAATTTGAAGAACAAGTACTCAATGTTTGGAGGTTAGCATATTATATGAGTGGTACTCACGTTACATATACTTGCCCTATTGGTCTTGAAATGAGTGGTACTCCATTGAATGAATCTATCATTGCACTGCATAAAATTATCCCACAGTTCAAAGAAAACAATAAACTTCAGAAGGTCAATGTTGTAATTCTGACTGATGGTGAGGGTAATAACCTTACTTATAATGTTAATATTGAACGTCTAAATAGATCTTATATTGGTCAAAACCATGTAAATTCCAGTTGTGCTCTCCGTGATCGTAAAACTGGTCACGTTTACCGTAAATTTGGTCTTGAGTATGAGAATTCTTTGACTGCTATTCTACTGGAAAATCTGAGGCATCGCTTCCCTGAAGTTAACTTGATCGGATTTAGAATTCTTGGTGGTTCTGAATTCAACAGGTTCTACAGCAACCTCAAAAATATCAGGATCTATGAAATGCCAGAGAATGTGACAAAGCAGTGGAGGAAAGAAAAATCTTATGAAATTGATGCTGTGGGCTATAACTCCTTGTATGCAATTTCTTCCTCTGGAATATCTTCGGAAGCAGAATTCACTGTTTCTGAAGACGCAAGCACTGCCGAGATCAGTAAGGCATTCAGAGGAATGCTCAAAAAGAAGACGATGAACAAGAAGATCCTCTCTTCTTTCGCTTCTCTGGTCTCTTGACAAGTGCTTTTTTTTATGCTATAATTTTATCAAAAGTTCAATTTTTTTCTTTCATATGATCGACCAAACCACAATTGCAGCTGCAATTGAAAAAAATGATTACCTTGTAATTCTTGAAGGATGGGCTCAGTGGGGACCTTATAACAAACACCAATTAATGACTGGATCATGTCCAGCACGTAACATTGAACTGGATGAATTTACACATTTGTACGGAATGAAAAATTTTCTTATGCAATATTCATCTGAGAAAGAAGCAATACTGTTTGGATCTAGGATTTCAAACGAAATTCCTGATTTCTTTGCGCCCAAAAAAATTAAAAGAACACAAGAAAAATGCCCCACATTTTTTAAAGTTTTCCCAAGTCTTGTTGAGGCAAAAATTGAAAGTGCAAAAAAAGCATCTTCTAAAAGAAAGAAACCTCCAGCTTCAAAAGGAAAACTTAATATTCCTGCACCAATTACTGATGCAGAACAAAACAAAACTAATAATTCTTTAAACGATTGTTTGATTGAAGAAAATTCAATTCTTGAAAGTGCAATTTTTAATCCCAAGAGTTCTCATATTAATGATATGGTTTCTCTTCGTAAAGAGGGTGCCACATCAATTAAGTATGAGCAAAATGGTTCAACCACCAAATATGAGATCCAGTTCTGAAACTGTCCACCCCCCTTAACAGGGGGTTTTTTATGCCCTATAATTACTATGTTGAAACGAAATGACCCCAATGGCCCGCAAATCCAACCTTGATACTGATGCTCTGACTTCTTATATCTCCAGCAATTTCGGAGAAGAGTTTGGTGCAGATGCTCTTCGTTCTGCTGTAACAGAATTTGGTGTTTCTTATCCAACTATCTGCAAACGACTTGATGTATATAAAATTGGTTACAATAAATGGAATTTGACTGCTCACGAAAAACTCGAACAAACTTATAATGCTCCTGCTGCAGAACCCATAGTAAAAACTTCTGTTGTGAAAAATCTCGTTCCTGAAAAAGATGATACCTTCGTCCAGTTTGGTAATTTTACTGACCTTAAGAAAATTCTTTCTTCTCGCATATTTTATCCTGTTTTTATCACTGGTCTTTCAGGCAACGGTAAAACTTTTTCTGTGGAGCAAGCGTGTGCTCAACTCAAACGTGAAATCATTCGTGTAAATATTACCATTGAAACCGATGAAGATGATCTGATTGGCGGTTTTCGTTTAGTTGATGGTAATACTGTATGGCACAATGGTCCTGTGATTGAAGCATTGGAGCGTGGTGCTGTGTTGCTGCTGGATGAGATTGATCTTGCCAGCAACAAAATTATGTGCCTACAATCAATCCTTGAAGGTAAGGGTGTGTTCTTGAAGAAGACTGGTAGGTATGTTAATCCTGCTGTTGGGTTCACTGTAGTTGCCACTGCAAACACCAAAGGTAAGGGTTCTGATGATGGTAGGTTCATCGGTACTAATGTATTGAATGAAGCATTCCTAGAAAGATTTGCTCTTACTTTTGAGCAAGAATATCCTACTCCAAAGATTGAACAGAAAATTCTTGAGAAAATTACGCAATCTCTTGGTGGTAATGATGAAGAGTTCTGTGAGAAACTTGCCTCTTGGGCAGACATTATCCGTAAAACCTTTAAGGATGGTGGCATTGATGAGGTTATTTCTACTCGCCGTCTGACGCACATTATCCGTGCTTATAGTATCTTCGGCAAGCGTATGAAGGCAATTGAGGTTTGTGTCAATCGTTTTGATGAAGAAACCAAGCAATCATTCCTTGATCTTTATGATAAGATTGATGCTAATGCTCAGGGGGGAGAAACTCCCGATGATACCTCAGAGGGGGGTTGACAGATCATCCATTCTTGCTGTATAATGAGAAGGTGAAATAAGGTGAACTGGGGAATTAATTTTCCCCTTTATTGGAAAGTTGACCGAGTGGTTTATGGTGGTAGTCTTGAAAACTACTGAGGTTAGTAGCCTCCCAGAGTTCGAATCTCTGACTTTCCTTTGGGATAATATCCCCAAATTGTCCATTATTTTTTAAAAATGAATTCACAACTTGAGCAAATTGAAAGTATCCTTGAGGACGTTGATGCTCTCATAGGATCATTCATTGATGCTGATGAGGGCAAAAATGCTCAGGCATTGTGTGAAGAATTTAAAGAATGGTTTTTAGATTACGATACATATAGAGAAATAGAGGTTCTTACTTTCAGGACATTACGATGAAGGGTGATAGTTATGTGACTAAAGATCTTACATATGCAGCTATACCTTTTATTGGTGGTGGGTATATAATTATTCATAATGGTGAGCAAATAGAGTTTAGCAAAACCTTAGATGCTGCCATAAAATATATCACAATCAAGCATAAAAAATCCCTAAATCCTGCTGTGGTAAGGAAAACCACACTATCTCATATAATTAAAGATCACTAAATAAAAGAAATTACCCTACGGAGTTAACTATTATGGCATTTGTTGTTAGACTTTCTGAAAAGAATGCATTTTGGACAGGAGATGAAGAAGCAATATGGTCAGATGATCTTGCTAAAGCACTAGAATATGAAAGTGCTGAAGATGCTGAAGCTGCAATTGAAGGTCAAATTCCTGATTATTATCCTTTGGTAGCAGTTGATGCTGAAGATGCATTACTTCCTGATGAAGAACCTGCTGAAGAGGCACCCACCGAAGAACCTGCTGCTGAATAATATGTCATATATTGTGAGAGTGAAGGGGTATAATTCTTATTGGACTGGTGATAAAACTCCTGGCAAATTATGGTCTGAAAGACTGACCGATGCTAAAAAATTTAATAAAGAACTTGATGCTATCAATGTAATATACACTGGTCGTAATATGGAAGTTGTGGAGTATGACACTGCTGTTATTACTCCACAAAAGATGACCCCTGAATTAGGTTTGCTTGAAAAAGCAGCACAAGAAATGGCGAAAAAAACTAGTGGACGAGGATTTAAAGTCCTAACTGATGAAGAATATGATGCAAAGTTCAAACAAAAAAAACAACCTGTCATTGTTGATGAACTAGAACCAGAAGATTTCACTGAAGTAATTCTTGAAGAATAATTTAATGACTTACTACTATACTCTTATGGAAATTTCCATAGGGGTATTTTTTTAATTAAATTTTAACCTCGTTTGTGGCATAAGACCTTGACAACCAACAGGATTAAGGGTAGAATATTAAACGTAAACAGACAGGACAATGACCACTCCTAACTGGCAACACCACTCAAAAAAAGATGCCAAACGACACCTGAAACCTCAGGCATTACGTCAGGCAAAATCTCGTAAACAAGCACTCAAACGCCAACTGGGGGTGATTAAATGACGCATTATGACAAACTGATCGACCACATCAAAATGCATTTAAATGCCTACTATGTTAGTGGGCAGGAAAATGATGGCTGGAGTGAGTCAGATGGTGATGTATCTGCTAGACGCATTTTTGAAGCAGTAGAAGAATTTCAGGAAAAATGTAACACTCATCAATGGAGAGCAACTGATTAGTAAAATACTTAATGAAGGAGGATTTAAATGACTGAAGATAAAATTGTATATCCAACATTTGATAGTTGGTGGTCATCACGAGTAGGTTCTACTACACCCCGAGATCATTTCTGGCAAATGAATGAAGCATTAGTTTCATATGGGGAGAATTCTGAAGAATCTTATGGTAGAATTATGGTTAAAGAGACGGTCAATGACTATCTCAAAACTGCTTGGGAACAAGGTTATCAGGCAGCACTACACACTAAAAAGGAGAACAAGTATGGAAAATTTATCAGAAAATTATGGAACGCCACAAGCTCGCCGTTCCTTCGCTCTAGACATTAATACAGTCCAAACATTTGAAGATATGAAAAAAATCTTTGGTGCTCTCGGTCTTCGTTTATATGAAGGAACACCGCAGTATCAAGAACTAAAAGATTATTTTATTATGGATGAATTTGTAGAAGAACCGCAACAAGTTATTAATCCCGAAGTACTCCAATCTGCTGAAATACCCGAATGACTATCAAAAATTATAAAGGTCAAATTGTTGGTGCTGAAGAGGTGCCAGCACCCGTCAAGAAGCGTGGCAGACCCAAAAAAACTGAAATTATAGAAAATAAAATTGATCCAGTTCTTAGGATGGGAGCAGAATTTCACGAAATGTTTCCCTGTATGCTAAAATATACTGAAGATAAAATAACCAAAAGTTGTTATTTTCAATCTCAATCGTACCTAGAGAAACATATTATAAGGCACAACCTTGACAGACAGACGCTTATCATCGGACAAACAGAACCACGAAATTAAGAGGACCTTATTATCAACATCTTTGTAACTTCTCCTTATCCAGCCGAGAGTGCCATCGTACTTCCAGACAAGCATATCGTCAAGATGCCCTTAGAGTGCTGTCAGATGCTCTCTATCGTGGCATCAGAGAAATGGGGGCACGGATATGGAACTCTCCCTAAGACCGATGGAAGCCCCTACAGGACCGACAAGGGTGCCTTCCGTAATCACCCCTGTACCCAGTGGGCAGCACGATCTATTGATAATGCCTACTGGCTGATCAAGTGGGGAATGAACTTGTGTGACGAATATACTTTACGATATAATAAAATTCACTCCTGCTATAATACCTTACTGCAAGCATACTATTTGTTTCCAAAAGGTAAGATTAACGAAGTGACTCCATTTGCTCGTGCAATGCCTGAAGAATATAAATTTGACACAAGCATTGATACCTTTACTGCTTATAAGATGTATGTCGCATCCAAATCTTGGGTGGCATCTAATTATCTTCGCCTGCCTAATAGAAAACCTGAATGGGTATGAAATGAACAGAAAACATCTTAAACAAATTGGAGTTATTAAATGACTGATCGAAATTGGTTTCAAAAAAAATGGGGAACTATAGAACATCCTGATATTAATTACCTTATGGAAAAATTAATTGAACTTGATGCAAGGGTGCAAACACTTGAAGGAGAAAATGTCGAACTCACAAATTGTTTATATGAGGTTGAGAACAGACTACAATCAAATATTGACAAAATTCATCCAGTGGTCTATAATTTGAAAGACGATAATTGGCACCGCTAAATGACCACAGCAAAAGAAGATTCCCTTAAGGTTACAGAGAATTCTGATGGAACATTTGAAATAGAATGGGATCCTGAGGACCAGAAATGGAACTGGCTCAATGGCAAGACATCAGAAGAAATTACTGCTATAATGACAGAAGCAATCCAACTCGCAGTGAATGAAAATGATTTATGACACCTCTGAGCACAAAAAATACTCACTTGGACAACTTGAGAACTTTCTCTACGATGCAATGAGTTCAGATGCGACACCACAAGAAATCTATGATGTAATTGTTGGTGTTGTTTCCGAAAACTATTATACTTACAAACATCAAGCATCTCAGGCATATGAACTTCTTGCTCTATTGAATGGTAATGGCAAAGGTCATATTAGCGATTATGATTATACTGAACTCGTGCCAAATCTTCAATACACAGATGAAGAACTTGATGGAATGTGTGCTGCAGCAGAAGTAGAGCAAGATATGAAGAATGCAGAAAATTTTCTGTATGAAAGTACAATTGATCCAGTCAAGAAATGGGTCTTGCCTGTCACAGAAGATGGTGATGAATGTATAATTAATTTTCCAGATGATTTGTTGGAAGCAGCAAATCTTAAAGAGGGTGATACTATTCAGTGGATTGATCAAGGTGATGGTTCGTTTAAAATTATTAAAAAGGAGAATTGAAATGGCACTCGGAACACAAGTAACAGAAAGTTTAAAAGAAGCAGAATCAAGTTTGAGGAATGCTCTTGCATTTGCAGCCCGTCAAGAACGTCCATATGTATGTTTAACTATTTCCGATTTAATTAGTCGTATTGATAGTGTAATGAGTACTGATGAACTTTTAGACAAACTTGAATCACGTAAACCAGGAAGTACTGGTAATTTTGGAACATTTTTTAATGAGTAAAAACTAAAACCAATCTTAAGAATATGACTTGCCCATTTGCCAAAGACCTTGAAGTTTATTTTGAAGATCCTTCAGGAAATAGAACTTATGGTTTTGTTGAATATGTTAGTGATGCATATGTTACTGTATGCATCAAACAGAGAGAACATAGATCAAATGATACTTGTATACTATTCTATCCCAATCAATGGGACAAACTTACCCCCACAACATCTAAAAGAAAATGAATTTTGAAAATGAATACCTACACAAAATTGTGATTGATCTTACAAGCAGGAAGATTGAACTACAAGGATCTGATGGTCGTAGTGAAATTATCTCAGATAATAATATGGGACAATTTATGACGATGTTTGATTTTATCAGAAAACATGCTCCAATGAATATTGTTGAGCACGGAAAGGTTGCTTAATGGACAGTTGATAAATTGGCACAGGGGGTCTTTACAGACCCCTTTTTTTATTTTATAATAACATTATAACCGACATATATCATGGACAAATCTCAATTCACCATTGCATTTCGACGTATTAAAGAACGTGGATTTATTAAGTCCAAATATAACGGTGATCGTGCTGTTGGAACTATGTTGGAATTTTTGTTGAATATTGAAGAAAACAACAGCAAAAACTCTGATTTGTCATTTGCTGATTTGAAAGCATCTGACATCAACAGCACCTCACTACAAACACTGTTGACATGTGATTATCGTGCATGGCAAATTAAAACTAAAGATGTGCTTGCTAAGTATGGTTATGAAGATGAAGAAACGGGATTGCCAGCACTTCGTACTACATTCAAGCACACTCCTAACAATCGTGGATTCTATTATGATGCCTCTGATGATGAGTTTCTGTATGTGAAGAATGAAGATGGCACTATAATTCTGAAATGGTCATGGAATCTGCTTACCAATCGTTTTGATAAGAAACTGCATGGTATGATCAAAGTGTATGCTGAGTCTGATATTCGTAAAGATGGCAAGTATTTCCGTTATCTGAATTATTATATTTTGAACTGTGATGATCCTCAAAAATTGAAGCAAGCATATCAGAGTGATTCTGGATTGTATATTGACATTCGCTGCTCTTACAAGTATAATAAGAAGGGCAAACTGTTCCTGAAGAATCATGGCACAGCATTTCGTCTTCCCGAATCCAAACTTGGTCTTATCTTCGCATGATTGATACTATTCTCTACGGTGATTGCCGTTCTACACTCAAGCAGTTCGCAGATGCTGGTGTCAAAGCACAGATGTGTGTGACCTCACCACCATACTATGGACTGCGTGATTATGGCAATGAGGATGACCAGATTGGTCTAGAAGAGTCACCAGAGGAGTTTATTGCCCAGCTAGTGGAAGTATTTCGTGGTGTACGTGATTGTCTTACTGATGATGGTACATTGTGGGTGAACATTGGTGATTCCTATTATAATTATAGATCTGGCAAGGGTCAGGCACTGCCCAAGCAATCTGTGGCATCCAACAACCAAGATCTTCCCCAAATTCGAAATCCTAGACGAGGCAACAAACTTGCTGGGTTAAAGGATAAAGATTTGATTGGTATTCCATGGATGCTAGCATTTGCTTTACGTGCTGATGGTTGGTATCTACGACAGGATATTATTTGGAGCAAACCAAATCCTATGCCTGAGAGTATGAAGGATCGTTGTACTAAATCCCATGAATATATCTTCCTGTTATCTAAGAGCAAGAACTACTATTTTGATGTAGAGTCTATCAAAGAACCAACAGTAGATGGTAAGGAACTGAAGCGTAAGCGTAGTGTGTGGGATGTAACCACCAAACCATATAAGGGTGCTCATTTTGCTGTGTACCCACCTGAATTAATTGAACCATGTATTCTAGCAGGTTCTAAAGAGGGTGACATTGTGTTAGATCCTTTTATGGGTAGTGGTACAACTGCTGCTGTTGCTAAGCATAACAAACGTAACTATATTGGGTGTGAGTTACATCAGGAATATGGTGAATTGATTGAGAAACGAGTGTCTGAATATTCTGGTACTCCAGAGTATGTAAACCCGTTGCTCGCCGCACTGCAGTGATAAGCAAAACTTATTGTAACCATAAGTTATGTAAATCAAAAAACGCTTGACGGCACCCCCAAAATCCAGTATATTACATAGGTAATCGAGAGACACCAGATGACTGCCACCTTTTCTCAATTCGTTTCCGAGATGGATGCTCGCAACACCATTCAACTGAATGTTACCAAGTGGACACTTATGTTGTGTGATGCTCTCACTGATGCAGCACCCAAAGGATATACCTATGAAATCGTATCGGGTCGTAAGTATCATAAAATCATTATGAATGATTGTTGGGGTGGTGGATCTACACATGCCTTTATTGACAAGAAGACTGGTGAGGTATATAAATCTGCCTCCTATGCTTCACCTGCTAAAGGTGTTCGCTATGATCTGCGTTTGATTGAGCAACGTGAATGGTTACTTGCTAACTGTGACTGGGTTGGTTCCTATCTTTACAAATGATGACATTTCTAACTGGATATGCAATTGCAGTAGTTGTTGCTGTAGTTGTCAATTATTTTATTCAAGGTCCACAACGTATTATTGATGAGGAAAATGACAAATGAAAATTACCACAATTTATTTGTGTACAATTGGCCTGCTAATCTATATGACATATATTAATAATACCGACAAATACAAACAACAGGAAGCAGAAGTTCATCGACAGTTCTGTACATCATACACATTTCACCCCGATTGTAAAAAATGAAAACTTTATCAGAATCAGATTGGTCTGGAATTAATTCTGTATTAAAATTTAATACTCATCCATTTAATCCTAAGTTCAATACAATTGAAGGTATTAAACTACAAATTGAAGAGGGAGAAGTTGGAGGTTCTATTCATTATGTCCAACAGAATGCTCCAATTGAACATGATGAAGCTGGTCTAGTAATGCCACAGTATGATGATAAAGGAGAATCAATTCCACTTATGACTGTAGTACAATGTGAAATAATTGACCAATAGCTTGCAAAATTAACGTATATACCTTATAATGATCCTATACGCAGAAATCTAATGCACAACGTTTACCGCACTCGTCAAGGTGATGACGACGAACTTCTATTTGAAGTAGAAACTGAACAACAAGCACAACAGGAAGTTGACCGTGTGAACCAAGTTCTAGCACGACACAATATTCCTCCTCATGTATCTTCCGCATATTATGTCTAATGAATGAAACTCACAATGATGCCACTTGGTTAGATTGTATGGATGGACTCAAATTGAATAAAGATGAAGAAGTATTACAGATAGGCACAGAAAAAGAAATTACTGATGCTGAACGCAAAGAAATGATTGCAAAGTTGGAAGTAATGAAAAAGAAAAACTTCCAGTCAGTTGCTATTGCTTGTATGGCAGAATACAGCAGAGTATATGGTGAGATGCCAGAAGATGAGAGTTGGATGTTTATGGAAGCAGAATACTATGCGACTGGTGAAGGTCAAACTCTTTGTCTACAGATGACACAGGCAGATCCTCGTGGTGATAAAGATGATTTTGATGAAACACTACCATACCCAGACAACTATAAAACACTCACAACTCAAGCATATCGTGCTGTGAGAGAGTTTCACGATAACTTTGGAACTTGGCATTTACATGGATTGAGATTTCATACTCGTGAGGCATTCTTCACAAAATATGCTAATCAACTACCATCATCATTAGTAAAACTCAAAGACCAACAATGCTTTCTTGAGTATCACTCCCAACTACATTACAACTTTTCATAACGATTGATGATAAACGCACTCAAATCTTGGTTTGAAGATGCTTGGTGGTCTTGGGGTAATGCTATTCACTTCAGATTAGATAGATACGAGGACAACATAGACCGTTGTGCATTCTTCTATGAACTCAATATTGGGTGGTATAATATGTACGACCCTGATTATCTTGATGATAGGGACCCTTGGAATTTATCTGGTAGAGACCCTTACTACACTTATAAGATGAAGGTGCCAAAAGAAGATTATGATGCTATGATGAAAGCAATCAACGAACCCCCGAAGTATATTGAAGGACTTGCAAATCTTATGAAGAGGAAACTACCATGACTGACAAAGAATATTATAAAACACTAGTGGTTGGTGTGATTATTGGAGCATCTGTTTGTATTCTTGGTTTTTATATGACGAAACCAGAACCACAATCAATTACACCCAAATCAAATTTTGCTGTAGTGGATACATACAAAGGATGTGACATTGTTCAGTGGTCTGATAATCAAATGGCAACTTATAAGTATTTCTTGGATTGTTCTAAATGAAAACCTTTTTAATTAGTTGTACCTATAGATATGATTATGGGCACGATTGGTATGCGTCCATTATAAACATAAAGAAGTGGAGTTTGTTTCAAGTTTCTATCAGTTGGAGTGATTACCAGTCTTGGCCTTATCTTCAAATCCGCAGTGGAACTGGAGATGTATTGAGTATTTTATTCTGGGCACATAAGTTTGGGTTTGATTTTACTTTTATAGGTCGCACTTGGAACTGGGATCGTTATGATGAATATCAAAGTAGTTAGTGACCTCCATTTGGAATCATGCGAATACGGTCATGGAGTTCCTGATCTTGGAGAAGGTGAAGTTCTTATCCTTGGTGGAGATATTCTTTGTGCCCGACACTTTAAGAAGGATGGACCACTAAATCGGATTTATTCCGATTTTCTACAGAAATGTGTAGATAACTTTGATTGGGTTCTGTATCTTGCAGGAAACCATGAGGCATACGGATACAACTACGAAGGAACTTGGGATGTTCTTAAAGAAAATCTTCCAGAGGGTATTCACCTGATGGAAGATAGTGTAGTAAAGATCAAGGACTGGAACTTCATAGGAGCAACTCTATGGTCTGATTTTCGTAATGAGAATGCTCTGGAGATGATGGAAGCAGGACAGTGTATGAATGATTATAAGACCATTCGTATTGGTTCTAACTATCGTAAGTTAAACCCTGATGATACTTTGGGGTTTCATAAAAAATCTAAACAGTTTCTTTTGGATACTCTGCCGATGTTTAAAAATCAAAAGGTCTGGGTGCTTACTCATCACGCACCATCGTATCAATCAGTTCATCCAAAGTACAGAAATTCTGGTATTGCGAATGGTGCTTATGTGAGTGACCTTGATGATTTGATTTTGGATAATCCTCAAATCAAATACTGGTCTCACGGTCATACTCACGAAAGTATGGATTATATGATTGGTGGTTGCAGGGTTATATGTAATCCTCGTGGATATTACCCAGCAGAAGTTAACCCAAACTTTGACCCAAAAAACTTCGTGGTGGACACTTCATGGCCTGGCACAGGAGAACCCCAAAACCCCCTGTGATGCCCTATAATACTCTTATGAACACAAGTTCCCAATGACTCCAAAATTCCGTGTGATACTAGAACAAGCACTTGAAGAAGGTATCCGTCGTGGGTATCGTCGTGCTTACAAACATAACGAAGACCCAACTGAAGAAGTTATCTGTGAGACTATTGAAGATTGCGTAATGAGTTCTCTGTATGAATACTTTGATTTCCCAAATGAGGATTACCAATGAGTTTTTCTAAAACTGTTTCTGTTGTTGCTGCACTTACAAGTATCTTTGCTGCTGGTGCTACTGGTTGGAAACTTGCAGATACTCAAAAAAATGTTCCTTTAACTCCATTAGATCAAAAGGTAATGGAACTAGAAAAGAAACTTGAGGAAGTAACAGTAAAAGAACCTCAAGTTGTACCACCACAACCAGTAAATCTTCCAGCACCCATAGCTCAAACAGTGCCACAACCCGTAACTCCTACCCCTCCTGTTCTTCCTCCTGTCACAGAACTTCCCAAATGACCACACTCAATATGACACAACTCTGTCTCACTGACAGACAAATAATCATTCTTGGTATTGCTCTCGCCAATCTTTATGATGAGATTGCTAAATCTGGCGAAGGTCAACAAATGAGAGATGACATTATGGAACTCTCTGCTTATGTTCAACAACAATATAAGGAGTATCATCAATGACTATGAAACCACAAAAGTTCAAACACATCTCTCGTGCGATAGATAAAAATGGAGTTCATCATCTTGATGCTCTTGATGAGCATGGACGGCACTGGTATGCTACAATGCAGCAGGAAGAAGGAGCCTGGCTCACATACACTCAACAATGGACTTTGAGGACACATTGATGACTTACGATACTGTTTTTATTTCTGACGTTCATTTAGGAACTGAAAGATGTAATACTCAAAAATTACTCAAGTTTCTCAAAGAACTCAAAACTAAAAAACTTGTGATGGTGGGAGACATCATAGACATCTATTGTATGGAGAAGTATAATACCAGATGGAAACGAGAGCACACCGAATGTGTTCACGCACTTTTAGATTTGTGTAAGAAAGGCACAGAAGTTGTTTATGTTCTTGGTAATCACGAAGGAGCTATCCGAAGATATTGCACCTTTGAGCACAAGAACTTTATGATGTGTGATGAATACGTTCATA